TCGCTTTGTAGGCTTGCTGTGCCGTTTATTGCACCCTCTGAATACCTAACCCTAGTCGAGCCTGATTCGAGGCTTGCAGAGCCGTTAATTGATCCTTCGCCTTTAACGATAATTGTGCCATTTGTAGCTACATTTGCGGTACAAACTATATCGCCTAATCCGTAAGCTACTTTTGATCCAGCGATCTCTACATTAGCAGTTGCAGTAATCTCTGCACTTGCACCTAATGTAAGACCACCTAGGGCTTGTACTGTTGCTGTACCAAGTATTTCTGCATTAGCGTTAGCTAATCGTATTGCGTTACCTGTAACACTAGCGACACCTAGTATTTCTGCTTGTCCACCAAGCGTTCTTTCTGGATCAGCAGTAAGAATTGCATTAGCTGTAATACCAGCGTTTGCTAAGTTAACACAGGCATTAGATACCCAAATATCGCTATCTAGCGAAAAAGGGAGACTGTCTAAGCTCCCAAAGTTATTAAGTTGTTCTAATGTCCATGGTCCACATACCTTGCCATCGTAAAAAGTATTATCTAATGAATAAGGTACATTCTCAATCGAGCCATAAACATCTAGCTGCTCAAGAGTAAGAGGCATTACTCAAGCGTACAGGTCAATGCACCAGCACTAATCTTAAACTGATCGCCTGTGCCAATAGCCTTAGACGAGTTTAGGATCGTATGGAATAACAGGTTGCCAGTCGTAACTGCGTCATGCAGACCAATATGGCTGATTGTTCCCCAGTTGTTTGTAGCCTGGGCAAAGGTTACATCTGCGCTGTTAGTGCAAACACCATTGCTAGGGGCGTTAAACGATACAGAAATACGAGCATACGCACCGCCAGTACATTCTGTGCCACTACCAGCATCGGTAGGATCAGAAGTAAACAAACCTACGAAACAGGTTGTTGGGCTTGTATAAGATGTATTGCGTAGAACAGCATTTAGTAATGCGTTCTCTAGGTAATTACTAAATTCTGCCATTTAAAACTCCTTGATTAAATTATCGAGCTACGATCATTCGTAATGGAACACCACTATATTCTGCGCCTTCATCCGACTGAGAGATATTGCCAATAGATCGGTCATACAAAGAAGCCCATACAGGGATTCTTGCATCATTCATAAGGTACGGCTCGGCTTCTGCTAGTGCGCCATATAGTAGGGCATCTACACAGTTAGCCAAGAACACATTACTTGTGTTTGCGCCTGATAAATAGGTAGGCGCAGCGTAGTACAACATCTTTAATGTATATGCAGTATCAGGCTTTGGTGCGAATATAAATTCACTAGCCAATACTGTGTAATTGACTGGCACACCGCTTTCAACTGAGCGACTGTTGCGATAAAACACCGATGGAGACATATACTCAAGCGTATAAAGTGGGTTTCCATCTATATGAATATCCCTAATTTGTAAGAAGTCTGCTGGTAAAGATACTGTTGCATCGCCACCCGTTGTAGGGCTTGTGACTACCTTTAGCATCTGCCGAATACGCAATTCTCTGCGTAAGCGATCCTCTGCTAAACGGATAAAATCAGGTATCTGTGTTGTTAAGTCCGACCTTCCCAGATAACTCGCTATCGTGGTCTGGAGGTCTGCGTATGTCGAGAGTGCCATTTTCTATATCTTTCCATCCAAATGTTCTTGTTCCGATGTGTCCGATTGCTTTTGATAAGTCATGGTCAACATACACCTCAAAACCAGCATCTTGCGCCTTTATACAGAAATGAATATCCTCTCCGATAATTGCACCATGATCTGACCACATGACATTAAACCAAGGTCTAGGAATCTTAGCCAAAATACTTGTTTTTACTAATGTCACACCAAAACCAACTGCTGTTACTTTTTCTATACTCTTGCGTTTTAATGAGTCTAGATGAATCCAACTATGTTCTTTTTCGTTCTTAATGATTAAGTTCATTGCTGTAGGCTTTATAGGCTCTACTCTTGATGTTGCATTAACGCCAACAATGTCTTTATTTCTTTCTAACAGCACTTGCAAAGTATCTTTTGGGAATCGCATATCGCTGTCAATCCACAAAAGATAGTCTGCTTTCCAATTCAAGCCTTCTTCGCTCAATCGTTCTCGCTGAGTAAAGATTAATGTGCCTGTCATCTGCATTACTTCTATTTCTACTTTATTGCGCTTACCTTCGTAAGCCATGAGCTTGGCTAAGTCAAAGCAAAAGCCAGCCATTACTTGGTCTCTACAAGGTACACATACAACTACTCTTGGTTTTGTCATACTTTGCCAGGTCTTGTACGAAAGAATCTGTTTTCAGGGTCATTTAGAAACTTCCTAAACTCCTTCTCATCGATTACTGCAAAGCCTCGCATAATACCTCTGCGATTAAGTGTGTCAATAATTGTAAATGGCAAAGTAGCAATTTTCGTAAGATCACCCCATTTGTCATGGACTGAACCAGCGTTATATTCTGCTTTATTCTTTTCTACAATTTCAGTTACATCTTGGGCTGTCCGAATAATAAGACCGCCTTCTCCATCGTGTTCTGCCTCTGTAAACTTCTTAGACGATTGGTCAACTGATACAAGTTTTTTCATAGAAATAGGGGTGAGTTTTGCCCACCCCTATTCTACATCAATTACAGAGCAAAGTTCAAGTCTGCAACAATACCATGTGCTGCTTCATTACGCATTTCCAATGTCAACTCAGCAAGTAACTGGGTCTTTTCAGAGTCACCAGTTTTTGCCAATTCGATAGTTTGGAATGGGCGCAAGTAAGCTAATGATGCATACTCAGGATCAACCACGATTGCATCACGAGTACGCATGAAACGATTTGGAACAATCGAAATAGAACCAAAGTCTCCCAAATATACATCTGCTGCACCAATGATGGTCGTAGGAGCATCACCAGGAGCCATGTAGCGTTGTGCTGCAATACCAGTAAACTCTGAAGTTTTCTGTTTGCCGATAGGCGAAACATACATCACTTTAGGATTACCACCGCTAATGTACGCCTCACGAATAACCTCTTTTAAGAGGGTCTCTGTGAATGTACGAACAACACCATCGGAACGAGTGGTTGATCCAGCAGTTGTTGGATCAGCACCGCTTGTACCAACCGATGTGTTGGTCTTTAGCCATGCAAGCATAGTGCCCATTTTACGAGCAGATGAGCTTGAGCCAGCCGTACTTGCTTGATTAGCAAAGAGGATGGTTTCAATATCACGCTTGATTTCAGAAGATGCTTTAGCTAATTGATAAGCCTTCTCAGACTTACGACCAGCCTTGTCTACTGCTTCCAAAGTGCCAGAAACTTGGATTGTCTTACCAACGATCTGGGTATAGTTACCAATACGGAAAGTAGGAGAAGCGGTTGTTGCAGCAGCATCGTCACCTTCTACTAATGCGTTAGCAGTAGTAGCAGAAGCCAAGCTGTCTGTCTGCCACTCATGGTAAACAGCAGTTGCTTTGCCTTTAGCCAAAGTAGACATCAAAGGTGTGTCTGTTGGGCTAATGTTGTAAATCATATCGGTTAAATCTTCACGCAGACCGCCTCGTGTAGACGAGGTGTCATATACTGTATATGTACCTGTTGGAGCTGTCATTTTTAATTCCTTTTAAATAAATTTTTCAAATAATTTAGCAGCATCCGAAACCGTTCCCGATTTCTTAAACTGCTGTCTTAACTTCTTGGTTTGTTCTGCCTCTAAACTTCCTTGTGGCTTACCGACTCCAGGTCTTAGCATCTTAGGAGCTTGGCTTACTTTCTTGTTTACCTCGCCCTTGTTTTGCATTAACTTGTCGTACTGCATAGCCTTGTAAAGAGTCAGAACTGCTCTAGAGTCATAGACCTTCGATAGTTCGTCTGCTGAAAACCCTACGCTTTCTGCGTAAGAACGGATACTCTTGCGAATAGTCTCGCCCTTTTGTGGGTCTGCATACTCAGGAAGAACTTTAGAGAGCTTATCAGCCTCTTGAGAGACTACTTGCGATAGTTGCTGTGCTTGCTCAGATTGTTGCATTTGTGCAATTCTGGCTTGCTCGGCTCTAATAGCATATAGTCGCTTCTCGTTCTCACTTCTTTCTGCCACCTTTACGGCATAGCCGATTGGGTCAGTTTCTTTCAACTCATCGAGGTTCTCGCCCTGTGTTTGCGATCTGAGTGCTTGCTCAATAATCTGCAAACGCTGTGCGTATGTATCTCGTAGTTGCTTCGCTTGCTCTACAGTCTGTCGCTCGGCTTCTACA